AGAGGAAGCAGCTGATATCCTCATCAAAAATGCACCTGAACTCAAGGAAAAACGTGACTTTGTCATCGAATCTCAAAAATACTTGTCAAAAGAATACGCAAGCGACAAGGAAAAATGGGGTCAATTTGATGCAGCTCGCTGGAATGCCTTCTACAAATGGGATAAAGAAAATGGAATCCTTAAAGAAGACTTGACAGACAAGGGCTTCACTAACGAATTTGTGAAATAATGACAGAAATTAGACTAGAACACGTAAGCTATGCCTATGGTCAGGAGAGGATTTTAGAGGATATCAATCTGAAAGTCACTTCGGGTGAAGTAGTCTCTATTTTAGGCCCAAGTGGTGTTGGAAAAACCACCCTCTTTAATCTAATCGCTGGGATTTTAGAAGTCCAGTCAGGGAGAATTGTTCTTGATGGTGAGGAGAATCCCAAGGGGCGCGTGAGCTATATGTTGCAAAAGGACTTGCTCTTGGAGCACAAGACGGTGATTGGTAATATCATTCTTCCCCTCTTGATTCAAAAAGTGGACAAGGCGGAAGCCATTGCTCGCGCAGATGAAATTCTTGCGACCTTCCAGTTGACAGCTGTAAGGGATAAATATCCTCATGAACTGAGTGGGGGGATGCGTCAGCGTGTGGCTTTGCTTCGTACCTATCTTTTTGGACACAAGCTCTTTCTCTTGGATGAGGCCTTTAGTGCCTTAGATGAGATGACAAAGATGGAACTCCACGCTTGGTACCTTGAGATTCACAAACAGTTGCAGCTAACAACCTTGATTATTACTCATAGTATCGAAGAGGCCCTCAATCTCAGCGACCGCATTTATATCTTGAAAAATCGCCCTGGGCAGATTGTTTCAGAAATTAAACTAGATTGGTCTGAAGATGAGGACAAGGAAGTCCAAAAGATTGCCTACAAACGTCAAATTTTGGCAGAATTAGGCTTAGATAAGTAGAAAAATAGGGAGTTGGTGAAGATTATCCTTTACCAGCGCCCTTTTTCTTTTAAAAATGAGAAAATTTCGGTATAATAGTCAATTATACCGAAATCATTCTATAATCGTTGATACATAAGGGTTTTATGTATCGCTTTTTTTATTTTGTGGACTTTTTTAAGAACTTTTTATTTTTTCGAGGGCAGTTTCAAAGAATGAGACTGCTCTTTTTTGGTTCTCTTTTGATAAATGGCTGTAAGTGTCCATAGTTACAGATATTTTTGCATGGCCAAGCCGTGTCTGTATTTCCTTATATGGCAAGCCGGCATTAAGCAAGATACTAGCGTGAGTGTGTCGGAAAGCATGAAAGCCTAAATCAGTACAGTTAGCGTTTTTTAAGTGCTTATGTAGGCGATAATCAACCTTTCGAGTATTGACATAGTTGTCAAAGCTATCAGAGAATACTTTCTCATAGGTTAAGCCAATGTTTCTACCGTTTTCCGCTTGTCTTGCTCGGTAGAGACGAAGCATGAGCACTGTTTTATGATCAATATCTAAAACTCTATAGCTTGATTTTGTCTTAGGAGTGTTTACCTGGTTTAAAATGTTGAGTGTTTTGTTAATATCGATCGTTCCGTTCTGCAGGTCAATATCAGACCATTCCAGGGCCAGACATTCACGGATGCGCAGTCCAGTAGCTAGGAGTGTCTTATAAAGCACGGTATCATAAAAATTGATAAAGGTATTTTCTAGGCTATCGAGATAGGAGAGGAAGTTTTTAAGTTCCTGATCTTGAAAGTATTTAATTTCTTGTTTATCTCTGGTTATCTTTCTGGGAATGACAACATCACGAGCAGGGTTATTGTCTAATGCCTGGATAGAAACTCCGTACTGTAGAATACGTTTATTTAAGGCATGAAGATGATTGTATTCTTTATACCCCGTTCCGTCCTGATTGTACTCATCCGCCCATTTATTTACCTGAGTTTGGATAATGACAGGTGTAAGTTTATCTAGTTTGTAAGTACCAAATGAGGGCAAGAGGTAGTTATTTAAGCAACCTTTTATCTTAATCTGCGTATTAGTCTTTACGGTATACTGGTAGGTTTGCCAAAATAAGTCCACAAGTTCGCTATAGGTTGTTATATGTGAGCGTTGTTTCCGTGTCGAGCCGTTTTTCTCAAATTCTACCTTAACCTGGGTGGCCTTGTTTTTGAGTTCTTTCTTTGTTCGTGCTGATATGGTAGTCTTGACCTTCTTACCAGTCACAGAATCAATGCCAAGATAGATACTGGAGCGGTAGACTGCTGATCCGTCTTTTTTCGTGTGTTGTGTAATCTTCATGGTTTACTCCTTTTCCATCAGCAGGCAAGCAATTAGAAAAGGTTTTGAGTTTATACCATGCGAGGAGATACGAGAATGCCCCTATTTTCGATTTTAAGAGGACGGACGGTAAAATGTACCAAAATAGGAAATAAAGGCTATATAGAGCTTGTAGAGGTGTTAAACTTAATTAGTGAAAATTCCTAATCAAAGTATTTAGCTATTTTTTATGGATATACTCAGATGGCATACCTGATTCTATCGTAAACATAACATCATCATCAGGGAATTTTTTAAGATGTTCCTTGAGAGAATAGAATAAAGTAAATTCGGCATGAAATGCTGCATCTTCATTTTTAAACCATGTAAGAGAGTTGAAAAGGGTGTATAAATCGTTTTTTCCTGCGCCTTTTCTATAGCCAGCTTCAGATATTCCCATACGTTTGTGGAAAAATTCTCTATAGCTGATTGAATATTTCTCAGAATGATAATTAAACAGTCTACCGCTATGAGCTGAACGGTTTCTAAATGCCAAAACTAGGTATAGAATTTCTGAAAAGGTTGCTTTTACTTCCTCGGTTATAAATTCTTTAGGAATTGTTAGGCAGGTTGCAATGACTTGCTCTTTTTGAGCAGGTTTCAGTAACTTACACATTGTTACCAAGTTTCCTAGAGTAGTACCTTTTAAAAGAATCCAAGGCGGGATGTGTCCGTGAGTTTCTCTGTAGTGTTTATAAGGTTCAGAGTTATCATCGTAAATTTTATTTAATTTATGAATGAGCTGATCAATCTCATAACCTCTTTTATTCTTCTTACCTTGATTATAATTTTTTCTATCCAGGTATTGCTCTTTTTCAACTCCGATATCTTTTGCGACAACGTAACCGATTGCTGTCCGTAGTGACAATTCAATCTCCATAGTCGCTTCTATAATTCCTTTTCGGATATCTTTATCAAGTTCATAGAGGGCGAGCATATGTTCAAACGTTTCACCGTCTTTATAGATTTCCTCTTCAGAGTCTAATTCAATAGTGAAATACTTATAGCCGTTCACTATTTCATAGTATCCATAATTAGTTAGAGATTGCCTTGCTAAACTTTCGTTTAGAAATGTTAGATTTCTTGATTTTAGTAACTCTATTTGTTCATCAATATTTGTAAAAGGTTTCATTGATTGTACCTCAAAATAATGCACAAAAGGGACTTCATTAGAAGCCCCTTTCGGTAGGTCGCTACTGCAACCATTCATTAAGATTAAGTAAATTATAATCCATTTGGAGCCATATGTCAACAAGTTAGCGAACTTGTTAGCTTTTATTTTTTATTCTTTCTATCTTTTAAACTCCCTATTTTAGTAGAGGAAGGCTTAGAAATCAGGAAAGGTTTTAGATAATCTTCTCAAATACCATTGTGGCTTGAATGCGGTCACCACCGCCTAAACCTTTGCTTCCACCATTGGCGGTTGTGATTGTATGCAGGCGGTAACCTTTTGAAGCTTGTTTATTGATAACATCTTCTAATTCTGTAAGGTTTCCTGATCCAGTACCGAAAAACTTTTCTTTCAAAGTTACCTGGAGGACAACGTAGTGTAGTCCATTTACTCCAGATGCGGTAGAAAAACTACCTTCTTGTTTTACAGTATCAAAAAATCCCATGGGGGTTACTCCTTTTCGTTGTCTCTCTCAGATAGTTTTTGAACTAAATCAAAAGCTATTTTTTTATCATAGTCATTTAAAGAAATATAGTTGATTAAAATATCTGCAAAATTTGTATTGTTCTCTTTATCAGCATTTATTAGTTCTTCAATTGTAAACATATACGATGGGATATGATTAAGCAATCCTTTTCCAAAATTGTTATACTTTACAGGATTATTTATATGTTCTTCAACGTTTTTATATGCCGAACCAAGTTCATTTATTTTTTCAATATCTATATCATTAAGTAATTTTTTAAATTCGTTACTTTGGATTATTTTTAAAATATTTTGTTTATCTTCAAATCCTAATAAGTAAGCAACATTTACTCCGAAGTAGTCAGCAAGCTGTCGAGCTTTTTCTGGTTTGATTTGACTTTCTCCGTTTTCCCATTTTTGGTATCCTCTACGGGTCACACCCATAACTTTAGCGACGTCCTCTTGAGTGTCGCCTTTTTTTTGTCTCAACTCTTTTAATCTGTTCATGTATATTACCTCATTTTAATTATATCACAAAATAACAAAAAGCTAACAAAAAATTCACTTTTTATCATTTTGTTGTTGACAACTAACAAAAAATACGCTACAATACAACCAAGCTAACAAATAGTTAGCAAAAGAAAGGGGGGATTTTATTGCTTATTACCTCAACACAAGCAAAAGCGATTCGCCGAAAGCAAGCTGATAAGAAATTGACTGCTAAGCAAGCAGGCGAAGAAATCGGAGTTACACAAGTTACCTATCGAAAAATTCGAGACGGTGGCGAAGTCAAGCCGAGCATTTACCAAAAAGCCATGGAATGGCTTGCTGAAGATTATTAGAAAGGAGCATAAGACAGAATCAAGAATATTTCTGCTTGCTACCTATGGCAGTATCAAGGGTTTGTAGGGGTTTATTCTCTCCTAAATTTTCCCTACCACAATGATTTACCTTGGTACTGTTTTAGGTGGCAAGCACGAGCAACAAGAAGAAAGGAGTGAACCAATGGAATTGGTTTATATGGACGGCAAGAAAGAGCCGTATACACTGAGCAGTATCGTTGCAGACTGCGCTGAAATTAAGCACAGACATTTGAAGATTTTGCTGAATAAACACCGAGAGGACTTTGAGAGTTTTAGAAAGGTGACATTTAAAATTTCACCTTCAGAGAGTGGGCAAAATGTACGGGATTATATTTTGAACGAGCAACAAGCAACATTGCTGATCACTTACTTACGAAATACAGAACCCGTAAAAGAGTTTAAGAAGAACCTAGTCAAAGCCTTTTTTGAAATGCGTGATGAACTTTCTAAACGCTATCTTCAACGGGAACTGGAAAAGCCAAAGCGCAAGACCTTAACCGAATCTATCAAATCATGGGAGAAAGCACCGAAGCATGCCTATAGCACTCTTACAAACTTACTACTAAAGGGAGCGACTGGGAAAAACAAATCCCAACTCATGCAAGAGCGAGAAAGTGGAAACGGTATTGAAAGTTTAACAAGCGCGGAACTGACAAACTATCAGCGCTTGGAAGATATGGTAATAGCGATGATCAACTTGAATATGAGATATTCAGAAATTAAAGAACTAATTTTTAAAGCATAGGAGTATAGAAAATGGAAAATGATTTTAAGACAGTTACAAATGCCAAGGGGTTAGAAATTCCTAAGTATCCCAAGGATTTTAAAAAGCTAGTTGAGAAAGACAGACAACTAGCCGAATATCTTTGTATGAACTACGAGAACTTGGACAGTGAAGACCTGGGCGCATTTCTTGAAACAGTAGAACAGGGAATCAGTTGGATTCTAGATCTTATCGAAAGTAAAGACTTGCTTTATAAACCAAAGTCAGGTAGTAATCATGCAAAAAGAAAATAAAAAAATCACTTGCTCAAATTTTAGACGAGGCGAGCAAGCGACAAGATTAAGGATATAGAAATTTTTTCTATGCTTTGATTATAGCAAAAAATATCTATTCTATCAAATACCTAAAGAAAAACCGAAGAGCAGGCAAGCAATTAGAAAAGGTTTTGAAAATCAAGTGCTGACAGGGTGATTCTAAGGCCTTGTTTAGCTGAAAGATGGGTAATTACTCACGAAACACCGCTACAAGCGTTCGCCAACTTGGGGCAATCGCCCAGCGTTTGGAGTGGGTGGAAACCTGTATAAGAAAAGGCAAAAGAAAAGGAAATAATATGACAGTAAATACAAATGATGTTCTAGTAGATTATGAGGGGTTTTGTTGTCAGTTAACTGATACTCTACTAGTCTTAGAAATGGCTAGTATGGAAGACAGTAAACAATCATCAGCTTTACTAAATACAGTAATCCAAGCTATGAACCAACTCATTTCAGAACATACTCAACAGGTTAATGACTATAGAAAGGGGATAAAACATGAATGAGTTAGATTTAACCAACATACAGGCGGTTATCTTTATTGTGGTAGCTATTGGTTTACTAATCTATCTAAACCACCTAGACCGCCAAAAAAGCGCCCGAATTGAGCGAGAAAGTACACAGATAACAGAAACATATAGCGAAGATTTAAACCCTGATTATGGGCGATATATTCAGCTTGCAGCGGTTAAGCCATGGGGGTACTAAGATGTTTGAAAAAATGATTGAAGATTTAAAGTCTAAGATTTTGGAAGCAGTGGAACGGTATTTAAAAAGCCATGAGAAAGTACCTCAAAAAAGATTAGATTTGATCAGCAAGGTGGAACTAAAGGAAGAACTGGGCATAGGAGATAAAACCTTGATAAAATGGGAAGGTGCGGGACTACCACAGTATATACCGCCTATTGAAGATACTAGAAAAGCGTATTATAAAATCTCAGACGTTTTAAAGTTTTTGGGGGTAGATGATGGCAAAGACTAAAGTATATTTTTGGTTGAAAATTGATAAGAAATTTTTTGACAATCTATTTATTAAGCGTCTAAAAAGTATGCCTGGTGGCTATACCATGACAGTGATCTATATGCGCATGATGTTAGAAAGTCTTGAAAGTGATTGTATTCTGTATTACGAAGGGTACTTTGAAACCTTAAAAGAAGAACTGGCCTTGAAATTAGATGTTTCTGAAGATGATATATCTATGACTATAGCTTATTTTACGCAATGTGGCCTGATTCAGATTGATGAAGATAAAAATGCCGAGTTAACACAAGCAAAAGCTTTGGTACAACAAGAAACAAACCACGCTGCATATATGAGAAGCTACCGCAAAGAGCAACAAGAGAAAGAAAATAATCTTACATTGTTATCTAATAATTTTACAACGTTATCTACATGTAAGACAGAGAAAGAGATAGAAAAAGATAAAGAGTTAGAGCAAGATTTAAAGTTAGATATAAATAAAGAATATATAGTCGAGGGAACCTCGCCTAATGAGCAAAGCTCATCTTTCACTTTTCCTACTTGGCTTGAAGAAACAGCTATAAAAGATTTAGAGAAAACAAAACATAAAGAACTTTGGATTCCTATTGCTTATCTGAATCAAGTAGCTAATAAGCGGTATAAGTTTGTTGATAAGACAAAAAGGCTTTTACTAGCACGATTCAAGGAAGGTTATACACTGGAAGATTTTAAACAGGTAATAGATATTAAAACGGCAGAATGGAAGGATAGTCCTGAATTTTCTAAATATCTGAGACCTGAAACACTTTTCGGATCTAAGTTTGACGGTTATTTGAATCAAAAGCCTAAAACAATAAGAAGGAAGTCTGAAGATAACTTCCCAGATCTACCATTTTAGGAGTTGCAAAGATGAAGGAACAATTTAAAGAATTTAATAACAGAAAAATATCGGATAAAGTTTGCGATATTCACCAGGTAAATTATTGGGAAATTTCTGTACCAGTGTTAGGGGGTTCAGAAAGAAAACTACAAGCATTTTGCCCGGAGTGTGTAAAGGGAGAGATTAAACAAAAAGAGAAAGACCTATTACAGCAGTTCGAGGACAGACAGGCTTACTTTAAAACATATGATGTCTTAATGCGTGACAGTACGATTCCTAACGAGTTGAAGGGAGCAACATTTGAGAATTTCTTTGTTAAGACTACAGAGGAGCGTCAGATGTTAGAGTTTGTAAAGGGGCAAGCCCAGAAGTACCTTGCAGGTATGACAGGAAATACTTTAATCAGCGGTAGCACAGGAATCGGAAAAAGTCATTTGTCTCTTGCCTTGGCTAAAGAAATCAATGAGAGTTTCAGGGAGAAGAACGAGCCTAAGAGTGTTTTATTTGTTAGCTTAACCGAGATTATCAAGCAGATAAAAGAAGGCTGGGCTTATGGAAGAAATGCAAACTTAACAGAGTATGAGGCAGTTAAAAAGCTAGTTGATGTTGATTTTCTAATCATAGATGACCTTGGGGCAAAAAATGGAACAATCACTCCTAAGAGCGAATGGGAACAGGATTTCTTGTTTGATATTATCAATAATCGAGAAACTACGATTTTCAACACGAACCTAGATAGTAGTGAACTGCGGACTGTATACAATGCTAGAAATTCAAGTAGAATTTTGAAAGGTTTAGAAGGGAACACTTTCAAGGCTTTCACGATCAAAGACAAGAGATACACTATAAACACAGTGAGGGGAGAGTTTCAATGAATGATGATAAAATGCGATTTGCAACAGAAAAAGGCTTTGTTGTCTACGAAAAATGTGGTATAATAGAGATAGAAAAAGTTCCAAGGTTTGGAGAGATAACTTTATTCTACTCAGATGGAAAATTTACCCATCTAGTCAAAAAAGAAACTAAAAAATAAGTCTATTGAGAACAACTCAGGGACATACCGTAAGCATATAATGCTAGTGGTATGTCCCTTTTTGTTTGCATAGAAAGGGGGTGAGTATTATGTCGGGAGATACTTCTTTAGGGTATGTAGTAGCCAATAAGTTTTCTATGGATCCAGATAAAAGACAGAAAATCTTTTCTCAGTGTAAAAAAGAAGATGATAGCTTAGAACAACGGAAACAAGAAATACTAGAAAAATATGCTAACAAACAAGACAAACCAAAATCTAGAAAAAATGATTCTAAAGGCTCGGAGAGTCATAAAAGAAAAGCTAAGAGCAAAGAATTTTAGAAAAAATTATAAACAAAAATCAGATATTAAAAGATGAAGGAGCAAAAAATGACAACTAACTTAGCTAAACAAAAAGAAAATCTAGAAGCTTATATCCGAAGTACAGGTTATAACACTAGAGGGATGAACGTAGAAAATAATCATGTACTCATTGAAAAACCAATCCTTGATAGTTATGAAGATGAACATCAACGTAAAGAACTGGTTGATCTAGTAAATGTTATTGAGACTCGTACCCGTGGTGGGAAGTATGAAGTAACTGACTTTGAATCTGATTCATTACAAGAAGTTAGTGAAAATTCGGTTGAGAGAACAGAAGCAGATAAAAAGAAAACTATCAGCGTTGATTACTTAGTTAAATTATTCAGTGGAAAACTTGATTTTTCACAGGAGCAATTAGATGATGGGCAATATAATTTAACGGATTTTCTTGGTAAGAAGATTATTAAATTAAAACGTAGAACACGAAATAGAGAGATTGGGAAAATTCTCCAAACTGCGAAAGTGCAGACTGCTACAAGTATCGACGACTTGAAATCTATTGTTTCTTTAATCAATCCAGAGCGCAATGTATCTATGGTTGTTAGTCAATCACTATTTAGTGTCTTAGAAAAAATGAAAGACACTTCAGGAAATTATCTTCTTAAAGTTGATAAAGAGACAGGAACAAGTGAAACATTTTTTGTAGATAACTTTTTAATTGTAGATGATACAACATTAGGGAATAAAGGTGACAAAAAAGGCTTTATTGGAGATCTAGAAAACTTTGTTACTTTGTTTGATCGCAAGAAAGATACACTTAGTTGGGTGAATGCGAATGACTATTTTGGGAAACGGTTGATTTTACATACCCGATTTGATGTAAAAAAAGTTGAAGAAGATTGTGGTTACTTTATTCAATGGAACTAGGAGAAAGAAATGGATATTAATCAAGTATTTGAAACACTGGATGATATAGATAATAAAAAAAGTAAGATTAATTCAGCACGAGAACAGTTAAGCGAAAAAAGGAAAAGCCTGTTAGGCAATCAAGCAGTTTCATTTGAGAACATAGATTCTTTTTTGTCAAATAACTTAGAATCTTTAGAGCAGCTGGAAAAGATGGAAAAAGCTATTGATGGCCTTCAGGAAAAATTTGATAGTGATTTTTCAGAAGCTAATGCAGTCATCTTTGAATACATTTTTAAAGAGACTAAGCAACGGATGGAAACTAAGAAGATCTATAAACAATACCGAAAGAAACTTAGACGAATTCTGGACGCATATGATGAAATTCAAGAACTGAAGAAGGATGTAGAAGAAATCCATACAGGTGTAGTCAGAGAAATAAGTCAGAGACATTCTCTATCGCCGTATCGAACAGAAGTAAGTCCGCTTACTGTTCTACCATTCTTAACCCCTGATTCTAGCGGATGGATGAATTTTTCTAAGGAATATCGGGACATCAAAGTGTATCTAGAAAAATAGGGAACAAATTAAGTAAGGCTAGTGATATATGGCTCAAACAAAAGAAATATCGCTAGTCCTACTTTTATGCTTTACTAAGTTTCACATAACAAAGTAAGCATAAACTGAAAAGAAGTAATAGCTTGAAAGCAAGGTATATCAGGGGTTTACAGAATGGAGTGAGTTTCACAGAATGTAAGATAAGAGAAACTGGGGAATAAATTAGAGGGATACTTCTTTAAATTGTCATATTGAAGAGTTGTCAAACTTAAAACAATGATACCTGGTAAGTGGAGTGTTGAAAGGCTTTTAAGCTTTTGTCAGTTTGACAGAATGCAAGATAAGAAAATTTTAAAATTGAAGTGGAGGTACTTGACTATGTATGAACTGAGTAACAGAGACCTGGACGGGATAGATATTGAGTTAGGACGATATAGAACGATTGCTAATAAAATTTACTTGAGAAGACAAGAGTTGATACATAACAAGAAACATGGAAATGAAACGTATATTAGATCTCAGAGTAAGAAAGTTTCAAATCCTATTGAAGATACTATAATTAGAATTGAAGAAGATTTAACCTTAAGATATCTGGAAGGTTTTAAATTAATTGTAGATACCTTGATGGAAAATCTGATTGATACTGATCTAGTCATCTTTAAAATGAGATTTTTAGAAGCTGGTGTGACTTGGGAAGACGTGGCAGAGAAACTAAATAAAACTACTCGTTATATAAATAGTCGAAGAAAAGTAATCGCTAAAAGATTTATAGAACTGAAAGGATATTGACTCCCCCCACGTTGAAAAAAATTTTTTGAATACTTTGGGAACCGGTGAAGGGAACTTTTTCCAAGTCGGAGCACTTCAGACAAAAAGGGGGTAAAAACTTGAATGATTTTAAAAAAATCGAATAGTTTTTCTTGACAATGTATGTAATAAGTGATAGAGTTTAAATATAATATCAATGGCTCCCTTTGCGTATGCACAGAATATTTCTGATAGGGAGTTTTTTTTAGAATTGTGGTACTAAAGAATGATTGTATATACTCATAAAGATTTTTCGGAACAAATAGATTTGTTAAAATCTAGAAATATGAAGTTTTCTTCAGACGATTCCAAGAAAAAAGCAATTGAAAAATTATCAATGATTTCATACTATAAAATCAAAGAGTTTGCTAGACCGTATGCGAAAACTACTCGAAAAGATGGGGAAAAAATTATAGATTACCAACAAACTCCTTTTGAAGTTATTAGCACTAGATATTATCAAGATAAGAAATTACGATTACATCTTTTGTCAGCAATTGAGGACATAGAGGTTAGTTTAAAAACTCAAGTAGCATTTGTCCTGGGTTCAGGTTCGTTAGGAGCCTATAAGTACCTAAATTTCAAAAAGTGGTGTAATAATAAAAAGTATTGTTCATATTATCTAAAACATAGACAGAAGAAATTCAAGTCAGCATTATCAAGAGAATTAGAAAGAAATAAATCTCCTGAAATTATTGAAAAATTAAAAAACTCTAAAGAGGAGTTTCCTCCTATATGGCTAGCAATAAATATTCTAACATTCGGTGAAGTAGTAAATCTTTTAGAATTAATGTCAAAAAGAAATTTGAGGTTTATTTCAACTTTTTATGGGTGTTCTGATGAAGAATTGATTTCATGGATGAAATGCATTAACTTAGTAAGAAATATGTGTGCCCATAATTCAAATTTAATTGATATGAAGTTAAAAACAACTCCAATAATTCGTGAAGAATGGAAAGAGCTGCTTTTTGAGTTAAAAGAAGGGGTTTATTCTAATAGAGTAGCATTGCCTATCATTGTTATAAAATATATGATAGATGCAGTAGATCCTAAGTATAGGTTTGGAACAATTTTTAATGCTTTTGAAAAGTTAATTAGAAACAATGACATGCAAGCTAAATATTATGGCTTAAAAAATGTTGAAGTAATCAATATTTTAAGAAAAGAATCATTATATACTAAGATATAAAAACTTAGAAACTAGATTACTTAGTATCAACTTGGAAGTATCGGGATTTGGTGTTTCATTCAGTAGATATGCACAGATTGGAAAAATAAAATTAGAATATGGTATAATGGCACTAGGTAATAAAAAAGCACGTTTGACCGTGCTAGTTCCTTGCCTGCTGAACTCGTCAATATTACGCCCTTTTAAGGGCTCTTTTTTGTGGACTTTTTTAGGAACTTTCAAGAAAAACTAAGGCTATTTAATGCCAAAGTGTTTTTTAAAAAAGTCAGTATTTCCAATGGTTGAGCCTTAAAAATTTGACTTATAGAGTGTTAAATGATAGTATAGTCAAAGAT